CTTCGATATTATGAGCGAATTGCCGCAGGACGGCCAACATGAAACTGAAGCAAGAAACCCATTAGTTCTTACACCGGAGGAGGATGTTCTTAGAGCATTCACCCAACCTCCAATCTTAGATGTGCCCATCCCATCGTCCAGCTTGGGTATTCCATCTTATGGAATTCCTCAACATCTAAGAAACATACCGAGTTCAGTAGTCGAATTCGGGGCCCAAACTGAGGCAACTAACTTAGCACCCAATAATGCAGAGGAATCTACTAGGGTTGCGGGTGAAGGGACTCAGGAGGAAGATCTCGAACCACAGAACGAGATTAATCTCTATGAAGATGTGGTCTTTAGACCTATATCTGGGAGATACACCTTAGGTATCCAGAGGGAAATGACTAGGTGGTGGTCTAGAAGTTATGTTTGGCACAGCAATTTAGCTGCCAGCAGACTTCCAGAATTTGATAATCCAACCAGGGAGCTGGAAGATGATTATAACCACCAAGCCATCCCTGCAACTACAATACCGAAACTGGCAGGAAGACTGGCCATTTGTGTCCGGCAGGACATCAATGTTGAGGTTAAGGACAAGGCCACTATACTTGTCGTTAAGGAGTACTTAGTTAGACTCATGAGATCCAAAAACATGAGGAAGTCTGACATTCACAGAGTGCTACCTTTTGCTGTCCAGCTCTCTTTTGTTCCGTCACGTTATGACATCCAAGCACGTGAAATGATGATGCAACCAGAAATAATTGAAAGATTAGAAAGGTTCAACACCAGATTGTATACGCGAGGATTCACATCGATTTTTAATTGGTTTGGTAGGAAACACACTGAACCGATTATCTCATCGAAGTGAGGAGGCCCACAAGTCAGAGTTGGGATGAATGCTTCTATCTCAAAAGCACCCGATCATCCCAATTTGCGAATCGAAAGATTTGTAGGGACCAAGAAAAAGAGAGAAAAACGCCCAACGGACATCATAGCTCTTAGACCCCCAATAGAATATGTTGTCCACAACCACTGTATAAACACGCTAGAGCGTGCAGCCAAGGAAAGATTATTCTTTGTGTCTGACGGTAAAGGAGGTTTTGTCGAACCGCCTAAACCTGCTTCACAGGAATATTTCAACAACTATTGTAGGAAATTCACTGAAGAGTTTTCAAAACATGTTCAATATACCGCTCCGTTAACCAAGGATGAATTCCTCGGGGCCTACAAGGGCCGTAGAAGAACATTGTATGAGAATGCTTTTAAGTCTTTATCCAACAAGGCATTGTCAATAGCTGATTCGTTTGTCGCTTTCTTCCTTAAAACGGAGAAAATCAACAAGACATCGAAACCTGACCCTGCACCACGAGGAATAAGTCCTAGGACACCTCGCTATCATGTTTCGCTTGGTCCGTACATCAAGAAGATCGAGCATATCGTGTACAGGATTATAGCAACTGTCTTTGGTGCTACCACTGTGTTCAAAGGGCTGAACGCACAGGCCAGAGGCAAGCAGCTGAAAGCTCAC